CATGGTCAGTAGCCGATTGGCCTTTGTGAACAAGCTGAAGCGGCTTCCCCTCGAAAGTTTCAGCACCTTTTTTGAGTTCGGTGGGATCACGGAGCAGTTTGTATAACTGATGCGGCTTGAGTCCCATCTCTTTAGAGCCTGGGATTTCTTGACCGTAATAGCCATTGATAACCGCCTTAGAAATCGGGGTTTGATCAACATGCAAGTGGCCGTCAACGTCTTTGGAGCGGATCGAGAGTTTATCGAAAGCCAGCGCATCACCGGTATAACCGTTCGAGTAGGCCGCCTCCGCCTGCTTTTCGGCTTGCGCGCGGGTCGGATAGCATTTGCCTTGGCTGCCCCATTTATAGCCGGAGCCGCCGCCGGGAAGTTCACAACTGTGAACGGGCATCATTTAACTCCAGGAATAATTGACCTTGAAAAACACCGGCAATTGATCAATTCACCCGGCCAAATCCACTCGCCGTCAATGAACGCGCCCTCTGCCACATTATAAACCAAATTATCCCGCCCGGCCTTTACATGCCCTGGGCGCGGATGGCGGCCGGCGGCTGAATGCCGCCAAATCGCCTGCGTTATTCCGGCCTCTTGCTGCCTGGTTTTAACCACGACAGCGGTGGCCTTTTCATTCTGATCCCGCGCGATCAATGCCGCGCGGCGTTTCGTAACTCCAAACTGCTCTTTCAGCACCTTGGCGAGATATCCCATATCCCGGCCTGCCGCGACGGATCGCATAACGTGGCCCTGAATCTGGGTCAGATACTCCGCAGGAATCGACTTGATCAGCGCCACATTCTCGTTCACGACGGCGGTGTAGGCATCGCGCATCGCAGGGGTAAAATGCCACTTAACCGTCATTCCAGCCTTGCGAAAAGACGAAGTAAACGAGGCGTCGGCTTGTCCTAGAGCGCGCGTCGCGAATTGCTTAGCGACATCCCGCGCCACAGAATCGAAGTGATCCTGCCATCGCCGGGAGAGTTTATTCATCTCCTGGTTTAGTTTGACCGCCGGGGTAGCTTCGTCAACCGCTAGTGGTGGCGTCGCGCGGTATGCCGCTTTGATCCACCACAGAACCGACCGTGCCATTTCGTCAATCAGCGCATCCAGCCGTTTTTGATAGGCCATCTGCACGGATATGTTGGGCCGCACAGGAGATAGGAGTTTGCGCTTGCCATCCGGGGATTTCAGCATTTAGACCCCCTGCCGCTCCTGCGATTGCGTCTCAGCTGTTATTTCACCGCCACGAGTTGACGGCCCATCCTCCATTTCTGGCGGTTCGGGAGGCGGACCCTCCAAACCATGAAACGGCGATTGTGGATCGGCAGCGACGGCAACTCGAATATCCTCAGCACCAATGGCGCCCGCGTCAGCCAAAACAGCCATCGTATCCGCCTTTGTTTTTTGCACGGCGGCTTGTCCGGCCTCATCTAGCTGCCATAGCGGCACCCATTCGTGAACGATTCCGCAGTCAATGTTCCCCCAGCGATTAAGTTGGATCAGGTCAATCACGCGGCGGATATTAGCATCGAACAACGCCACCTGAGACGCCTTGATCCAGTCATACCAGGTGCGGATTTCGCCGTCAGTCGAAGCATTCATTCCCGTGGGCGTGATCCCGAAAAGCACGACTAGCGGAGTTTTCCAAACCGTGGCCTGGCGCTCCTGCGCCTGCGACATTAACGCATCAAGCGAAGTCAACGGCGTGGTTACGTTGGCAAATTCCTCGGTGTCTTTGTCGATCACAAACACGCCACGGTTATCGCGGGCCTGATTGAAAGCGACTAACCGATTGATCAACGCCTGCAACGCGCCAGGCTGAATCATCGCGTCAAACGCGGTTTTCAAGATCGGCGTGCTGAAAGATTTCACCAACGAGTGAATGTGCCGCCGGGTGGATAGAAAATCCTCAACGTATGGTTCGGCAATCTGTGTAAGGGATAACCCGCCGAATTGATAGGCGGGCTTCAAAACGTCAGGCAATTCCCGCGATACGAAACGCATCAGGCGTGAACAATGGACTTCTTTATTCATCACCAGCCACGATGCCGGATTGTAATAATGCGGATGCAGGGGATCGGTGCTGTTCCACGGGCCGGGGTAGGTCCAGATTGGCTCCACAATGCGGAAGCCCTTTAGCGAATCCTTTTTCATCTTGGCGGGATCGAGCGCTAATTCGGTGCGCAGTTCGGCGGGATTGTCTGACGCGCCGGTATCCACATAAATTAGTCCGATGCCGTAAAACCCATCTTGCTCGGCGGCCTTGCGAAAAACGTCCTGCACCCGAAAGCGTTCGAGATCATCCATGATCCCCTTTATCCGCTCTGATTTATCCTCCTCTCCGGTGCTTTTCAGTTCCAGCCACTTCCGCGTCATTTCTTTCGCGGTGATTTCGGAACCTCGGCGATATTCGGGGCGCTGCGTCTGCTCGGCGAGATACGGGTAACCCTGAAATCCAAGCCCTACACCATACTGGCCGCCGGTCACCCATCCCGATATCGGCAGCGGCAAACCCACATCGTAAGCCATGCCGTCCATTGCCATTGTCGGCAACGTGATCCCCGGGGGCGGCGCGGGTGCCTTGAACACATCGGCGCGCGTCTTAATCGGTGGCGGACCCCACGCGAACCCGCCGGCAGCAGGAGCGTCGTCCAATCCCACAACGCGAGTGGCGCGGGCGGGGGGTGTTAAAATCGGCTGCGGAGCGACCTTACGGCGAAACGGCCACATCAGAGCGCGCGTAAAAGTTCATCCGAGATAATCTTCGGACCGGCCTTCGCCGTCAGCATCATAAAAGCGCGGCTCAGTGCGTCCACTTGATCATCCTTCGTACCACTCGGGAAAGAGGCGAATTCATTGATAAACGGGGCGTTCCATGCCGCATTGACTAAGAAAAAATTCCCCACGTTAACCTGCGAAGCAACCGGCGCAGCGCGTTCGGTCTTGTCGCCGCTCTCAGGCGAGGATTCGACGCGATAGCCAGCTAACTGCCGCGTAAAATATAAAACCTGGGCCTTTCCAGCTTGACCTGGATCTTGAGGCAGCCCCACTGTGACGCCGGGGCCGTCCTGACGCGCGGTGTTTAGGATCGCCCGCTCTACCTCATCAGGTCCGCCACGAAATCGCACCACATTAACGACCACAAACCGGCCATCGTACATGCGGCGCAGGCGAATTCCTACCGTCCAATCCGGGTCTTTGGTGCCGACCTGCTTTGTGGCGGCAATATCCCAGGCCCGAACGTCGCGCCCGCCAACCGGGGCTTCCGGTATCACTTGCAGGAAAACTGCCTTGAATAGAGCCCCCTCTAGCGGCTGGGGATTTTGCTGGTAGAGCGCGGACCAATCGCGCATCTCGCCATTGATTTCTGCCTCAGATTTCGCATGGCGTAACTCTTCGGCGTAATTGTATGTATCATCGCCCCATAACCACTCGCCTGGCTCGCGGCCTAGCGGATCGTTTTCTACCGCCTGGGCTGGGATTGAAACCACATCCCATAGGTGGGGTTGATATTTGAGTAAGCGGCCCCCGAGATCATCCTCGTGCCACCGCGTCATAACGAGCAGCACAGGCGCGCCGGGCTTTAAGCGAGTTCGTAGGGTGGAAGAATACCAATTCCACACCCTATTACGGTCCGCCTCTGAATCAGCGGTTTGACGATCCTTCACCGGATCATCGATGATGGCAAGATCGGCACGGCGTCCAGTGATCGGCCCACCCACGCCGGCAGGTTTGTAATTCCCGCGCCGTGTGGTGATCCAGCCCGCTACCGACTCTGTTTCCAGTCCATAGCCCAACTGATCCTCATTATCCCGCACGTAGTTTTGCACATCTTTAGAGATCGATTCGGCAAGATCGGCAGTATGCGATGCGGCGATTATGCTTGTGGTGGCGCGGTCATTTATCCGGTGGCCGAAATACCACGCAGGGAAAAGCCGTGAAACGTAAGTAGTTTTAGCACTACCCGGCGGCAGGCAAACCATCGTGCGCTTTTTCGGCGCAGCCCCGTCCGCAATATCTTGGAGTTTAGCAATCAGAAATCGGTGATGGGCGGCGGGGGCCTGACCTACAGGAGCCAGCGCATGAATGCAAAAAACCAGGAAACTCTTGCGGATTAAGGCTGCTTCGGCGTGATCCAGCTCGTCTGTGATTCGCACATCACACCACCGTCACCTGATCCCGAGTAACCTGGACTTCGCGCTGCTGCCCGAACATCGTCAGCATCACGGTTATGCGATCCGAAGCCGAGCGCGAGCATATCCCTTCAAAACCCGAAAAAACGCCCTGCTCCATCCTGATGGTTTTTCCCTCAAGAGACGGCGGGTCAATTCGGTCGTCATAGGTGCTAGTCCCCGGTTGGCAGCGCGACTTCAAAGCCTCAATCACTCCGATTTTGATTGGCGTGGGAGTTTCGGGCGATGTCCCGAACAGCCTCTTGACGCCATACGTGGATGCAATGGCTCGCCAGCGGTCAGCCTTTGCATCGAATTCGACAAAGAGATATCCTGGAAACATAACCACGAGGCGGGTAGCCTCAAGCGGTCCGGTAGCGATTTGGGGCAACCAGACATGATAACCTTGGCGCATAAGCTCATGAAAAGCCTGGGATTCTCGCTGCGGTTGGGAGTTTATACAATACCATCGAGGAGATCGAACGCGGCTACCGCAGGGGTATGACGGTATTTTTGCAGCAGCGATCCGCGCGTTGTCAAGCATTATTTTACCTCATACCCCGTCATTCCTCAACATCCCCTTCGATCACGTTCCTATAGCCCGTAAGCTCGCGCACCTTAGCCAAGGCCGCCGCAAGTTCCGCTGCCTGCTCATTGGTGAGGTGGGAGAGATCGAGCATCGCGCGCGAATCTTCCTCGTAAATCGGGCGCTCGGTTACCTTGCCGTAAAACCGATCATGGTATTCCTTAACGGCGATAACGGAAACGCGCTCATCCCGGCTTCGGCATAGGGCAATGACTTTATGAGCCATTTCAACCGATACTTCGGCAAATAAATCGCGCACTTGGCGGCGGACTGCCCGCATGCTCGTGCCATTACGCGCCGCACCATTTGGCACACCCCGAAAGATAGCACCACCATGTGGTTGAGGGATTAGTTCACAGTCTGACATTAAACGCCCTGCTCAATCCGGCGCGCACGCGCGTCCGAGGGTAGAACTGACCGAACTTATTCTATAACTCCCAAACCGTAGGGCATATCCGTCAAATGCCGCAAGGTTTTTCTGCGGAATCGGACGATAGGGAGGAATTGGATGCCAATAGGGGCCGAGTAGATGGGGATTACATGGGGTGAATGGGGGCGGTGTGGGGGTTGAGCCGATGTCGAGTTCGATTTTAGTCATGGCCGTAATTTCCACTGATTTTCGTTTCTGCGCCCGACAAAACCGGCTTCGAGTAGAGTTGCGCCAGTTGGTGCGCCAGTTGGATATGCGTCGTGGGACG